TACATGCTATAGTACAAATGAGAAGTTCTGATGCTATTTTTGGATATAAAAATGATCTAGCTTGGCATAAATATATTTTAGAATCTGTCGCAAGAGACGTCGATTGTTCAGTTGGCGATATTATTTGGCATGCTGGGTCACTTCATGTATATTCTCGACACTTTGACTTAATTAAAGATTCGGAAAAAGTATGATAGATCAAGTTAAATGGGATCGTCGATTCATGGAAGTAGCTAAGCTTACTTCGACATGGTCACAAGATCCATCAAGCAAAATTGGTGCTGTTATTGTTAATGCCAAAAAGATAATTGTTTCTAGTGGTTGGAACGGCTTTCCTAGAGGGTTAAAAGATGATCCTTTGCGGCTTAATGACCGAGAAACCAAGTATAAATACATTGTGCATGCCGAAATGAACGCGATCTATAATGCAACGTATAACGGCACATCACTAGATGGTACCACATTGTATGTATATGGATTGCCAACTTGTTCTGAGTGCGCTAAAGGCATTATCCAAGTCGGCATCAAACGAGTTGTTATGTTGAACCAAGTTATGCCAGAAAAATGGCGAGACTCTTGGTATACTAGCATGGGGTTTTTCACCGAAACTGGGATAGATTTTAGTTTTATTGATTTTTGAGGGGAAGTTTGATTGAAAATAGCTTTTATATTTGGTAAAGGAATAGATGGCTGCGGTGTTACTAAGGGTGCTCACATATATGAAGATTGGCTGAGAAAAAACGGGCATGATACAATTGTTGTTGCATTTAACAATGGACAAAAATTTGCTAGGGCTAAATATACCATTTGGAAAGGCCCGCTTTATACCATAGAAGAAACATCGCTTCAACAAGAAATTGATTCAATTGCAACTATAGTAGATTCTTGTGATATTGCAATATTTCATTCACATCCAACAAGAAAGCAATTTGCATATGTAGATCGGTATCGTGAATTTGTTACTAAAATCAAAAATCCAATTGTCGTTATTCACGATCACGCTATCACAAAAACAAACATCAACGCTGTTCCACAAATGGCCGAACTTTTTTCTATGGCTGATATTGGTGTAATACAGTCTTTAGATGGGTTTTCTAAAAAAGCTTATACTAGAGTCGATCCCGGCATATCAGATAGATTGATAGAAAATCCTATTTGGGTTTTCCCAAATCAGTATGACCAATATCGTAAAAGCTTTGAAGATCGTAGAAAGCACTTTATGTATATTGGAAGAATGTCTTCTATAAAAGATCCGGCGATGATTCCCAGAATAGAACCATATTTAAATGATTGGGAATTGTCATTGATTGGGTGTGAAAAATCTATCGCGTCAGTAACTAGACTAACCGCTTTGCTTGAAGACAATCCGTCTCCATATGTTCCAGAATTCATACATAAAATTTGTATACGTGATCTGAACACGGCTGGAAATTATAACACTCCAAATTTAGAACGAAAAAAAATCAACCCTACCATAAATGCTTACTGTAGCTATAAATATGAGTTTGGCATGAGTGAACTTGGGTCATCATTTGCTTCTTGGTGTGGGTATAGGCTCAAGGACAATAGTGAATATGGACACCGCATGGAATATACCATGATTGAGTCATATTTGTTAACACTGCCTGTAATTAGTGTAGACTTTAGTAAGAACGCGTATTCTCCAGAAGGAAAACTTTGGGGTGAATATGATTGTACTCTTATATCAGAAGCTAGACAAGAAAAAGAACTCGCAGATCGACTTAAGTCGATTCAAAAGAATGAATGGAATGACCGCACCGCCGCATGTCAAGAACTAATATACAAATTCAACAATATCGATGTGATTGGCCAAGCATATTTAGATTTTATCATTGCTAAGGGAAAACGCAATAACAAGATCAATTTTATTGATGCAATACACGATTATTTTCCATCAGCTGCTAAATATCGAAATGATGGAAAAATTTTGGTTACTTCGGCTAATGGAGTCGTGAATAAAATTCCGGCTATTTTGAATGAGGGCCGACAAACTGTTCTTAAAGAAATTCCACAGTCGACAACTTTGGATAGCTTTCTATGAATTATTATAAGAGAATAGTGCTAGATTTTGATGACACTTTAGCGTTTCACGAAGATCGAAACTTTAAAGACGCAACACCAAATAAAAAATTGATAGAAAAGACAAATGCTCTTTTCTATCAGGGGTGGCAAATTGATATATTTACGGCTAGAGGTTCTATTTCTTGTTCATCACGAGAAGAAGCTAGACTAAAATATGAGTCAGAAATAGTATCATGGTTAGATAAACATGGTGTTAAATATAATATTTTGTCTTTTGATAAACCACTTGCTGTATACTATATTGATGATAAGAGTATTACTCCAGATGATTTTATCAATATAGATATTCAACAAATTGAAGGCGGATTATCTGGTGCTAATATATACTCAGATGGTAAATACGTGCATAAGCAAGATGTAAACGCTCATCTTACAAAACATTGGTTTAATACCGCTAACAGTTTCAACATTAAAACTCCAATTATCTATCGCATTATTGGAGAAACTATTACGATGGACTATATCCATCAAGATTCAGATTATTTTGAAAATCGATTTTATGTAGCATTAGGCTTAATACAAGAAGCTCTAACTAAAATGAAATCTATTCCAGTTGATGATGAATTAGACTTTACAATGTATCGTAATCGCATTTTAGAGCACGCAAAGAATTCTGGAAAAGAAGAGTTTGTTTCATTAGCTAAACGGTTGAATGAATTTGGGTTGATACGATCATTCTCTCATGGTGATTTTGCAATTAAGAATATGTTGTTTAAGGAAAATGACTTATATCTAATTGATCCTATTACTAATGTGTTTGGTTGCACTGAATTGGATGTTGCAAAATTTTGTGCCAGTTTGATAGTCAATAAATACTCTAACAAAATTATTAACGATTCAATTTCTCAATTGAAATCTTATTTAACGTCTATTGATATAGATACTCTTAAACTTTTAATATCATCTGAAATTATAAGAATATTTAAATATCATCCAGATAAAAATTTTATTGTAAAGTGTGTAAATCATGTTAATGAATTTAAGTGACGTTGCAAAAAAACTAAATAAACCCGTTGAAGAAATTAAAGTCGGGTTTACATGTTCAACCTTTGATTTACTTCATGCTGGGCATGTTATCATGTTGCAAGAAGCTAAGTCGATGTGTGATTATCTTATCGTAGGGTTGTTGATTGATCCAACTATTGATCGACCAACAACTAAGCAAAAACCAGTTCAAACTCCATTTGAAAGATATGTACAATTGTCAGCTTGTCGGTACGTCGACGAAATTATTCCGTTTTCAACTGAGCAAGAAATAGTAGACATGATTCTTGCTATTCAGCCCGATATTCGAATAGTTGGTGAAGAGTATCGTGACACAGAACATACCGGAAAGGGGTTGTGTAACATCTATTATAATAGTCGTAAGCATTCGTTTTCAACGACAGATCTTCGCAAACGAGTTGTTGAGGCATCAAAGGCATGAATGAGTTTAGTCATGCCTCTATCATTCCCCTAATAGGTGGTGAAGCTATTGGATCTGAAATGGCCTTTGGTTCACCACCTATTCATTTTATGTCGTACACCCCATTTATCGCAAATGATTCTCACATCATAAATCACTATGGTAATGTTCCATACTATCTTCTTGATAAGGGCCAAGCGCCTAAAGACAGAGCTGATGTAGTTTCATCAGTTTGCCCTTGTGCTGGGTTGTCTTTAATGTCACAGGGGTATGGCGAACACAATGAAAATAATAAGTGGTTAACTATAGCTGCAGATTATGTGCTTAGTACGTATAAGCCCAAAGTGTATTGGGGAGAAAATAGTTCAAATCTTGTTGGTAAATTGGGTAAACCTATTCTAGAGAATATGAAGAAAATTGGCCGAGAAAATGGTTATACTATGTCAGTGTATCGAACACAATCACTACTTCATGGGGTTCCTCAAGTTCGCGAACGTTCATTCTATTTCTTTTGGAAAGGCAATAAAACTCCAGTATTGAATTACTTCAATCGGCCATATACGCCAATTGAAGATTTGATACGCAACGTAAAATCAAATTTTCAGCAGGAACCTATTAACAAAAAAACACCTTCTAAAAACCCATATTACAAGTTTATTCTTGAAAAAATCCATGGAGGAATGACTCACAGAGAATACTCGCATAATGTGAAACCAGGTTCCGTACGAAACATTGACGTATTTAGTTACATTGAACGTGCTGGCTATAACTATAAACAAGTTGGAGAATGGTTAAACGATCATGGCCATCCTGAAGAGGTTGAAAAGTGCGAACGAAAATACACAAAACTTGCTAGCGGTGGCAGTATTATGCGAAGGGGTGTGATTATTCCAAAAGATTATATTGGCGCCTTTGTCGGCCAATATACAACTATGCTCACTCATCCGGATGAAGATCGATTCATAACCTATCGCGAAGCAATGTCTATCATGGGACTTCCTGAAAATTTTGAGCTCGTTAACGCAAATCAAACTAACGCTAATCACATCTGCCAAAATGTACCAGTTCAAGCCGCGGCGGATATGGCTGCCGAAGTTGTAGAATATTTGAAGGGAAACCGTTTAATGATTGACACCGACTACATTTTGCAGTATAATAAACATAAGACCATAGAATTTACAAACCAAACTAGAACTATAGACGGATTTTTTAATGACTAATCACTTAATTTTTGATTTTGAAACACTTGGGCAGGATGTTTTCCAAATTCCAATTCTTGATTGCTCGTATGTAGTATTCGATTGGGATAGATTTAAGTCTAATCCATATTCTCTAGAAGAACTAATTGATCTTATGCATAAAGATAAACTTGATATGATTAGTCAAGTAAAAGATCATGGGGCAAAATACACAACTAGAGATCTTAACTGGTGGTTGTCTCAATCGACCGAAGCTAAAGCTACTCTAAAGCCAAACTCGGTAGATGTGAAAGTTGAAATTTTTATTGACAACTTCATCAAGTATATAAAATCTTTCAATAAGATCAATTACTATTGGAGTAGATCTAATACGTTCGATCCAGTTATTCTTGCTCGTTGGAGCAAAATAGTTGGGCGACATGACGAAATTGATGAAATCCTAAAATTTTGGAGTGTTCGAGATACTAGAACATGGATTGATGCTAAACTTAATTTCCCAGTTAAGAATGGGTTTATTCCTTTAGCAGATGAAAACTATTGGAACAAATCTTTTGTGCTTCATGATAGTCGGTATGATGTAGCAGCTGATATTCTTCGACTTCAAACTATTGAAAGAGCAGAAAACGATATGGAGCAATTATCGCGATGAAAGATTATGATGAAACTGACACAGGAGCAGTGCGTGAAAGTTTAAACATCCCATATTTTAGACAAGTCCCGCTTGAAGCAATTGCTGTTGGAGCAGCTTCTTTAGAATACGGCGCACGAAAATATGTTGATCGTAATTGGGAAAAAGGTTTACCATGGCAACAGATGATAGACAGTTTACGTCGGCATTTAGATGATTTTGAACGCCGCCGTGATGTTGATGATGGAGATGATGGATCAGATTTACCACAAGTGTGTATGATTATGGCATCAGCCATGATGTTGAGTGCTTCAGTTGTACGCGGTATTGGAACCGACAATCGTATTGCAGAAGTTGATAACAATGCGTTTACTGCAAAAGAATGCTCGAAGCTTATGCAATTACAATTGAATGGATCAAGAAAGATTAAGTAATTTTTGTTGACATTTGATGTGGTTTGGTTTATAATAAAATTTGGTTAAGCATAAAAAGAAGGGCATTTAGTGGAAATTAAAATTGACATAGAAGAACTTAGAAAGAAAAAGTTATTTGTTGCTACTCCTATGTATGGGGGAAATTGTACTGGGTTGTTTACTAAATCGACAAATGATTTAGCTATAGCATGTACTAAGTATGGTATTGAAATTAGATTTTATTATCTATTTAACGAATCATTAATCACAAGAGCTAGAAATTACATAAGTGACGAGTTTATTCGTTCGGGTTTTACGCATTTAATGTTTATTGACTCTGATATTGGATTTAATTTTAAGGATGTATTCACACTATTACATCTTTCAAATGGTGTTGATGATCATGGTATTATAACCGGAGCATATCCAAAAAAGACTATTTCTTGGGAAAAGATCAAATCCGCGGTTGATCAGGGATTTGCCGATTCGAATCCGTTTGAGTTAGAAAATTTTGTTGGCGATTACGTATTTAACCCAGCCGAAAACATAACAGAATTCCGAATTGATGAACCAGTTGAAATCCGTGAAGGCGGCACTGGATTTATGATCATTCATCGTGAAGTTTTGGATAAATATGCTACTGCATATCCCCAATTGAAATATATCCCAGACCATGCACGAACTGAACACTTTGATGGTTCGCGTGAAATTACTGCGTTTTTTGATTGTGTTATCGATCCAACGAGTAAACGATATTTGTCTGAGGACTATATGTTCTGTCAATATGCTACAAATTGCGGGATTAAGGTTTGGCTTTTACCTTGGATTCAATTGAAACATGTTGGATCATATACATTCGGGGGGTCGCTTTCTGCAATGGCTGCCATTAGCGCTTCTCCAACTGCCAGTGCAGCATCAAATATTAAAAACTACCCAAAACCATCAGATACTATAAATAGGCATGCTCGTCGTGCAGTGAAAAAAGTGAAAAGGTGAAAATATGAAATTAAGCAGCGATACTATCAATATCCTAAAGAATTTTTCAAACATAAATCCTGGTATTGTTCTTAAGCCAGGATCATTAATTAGAACTATGCATCCCCAAAAAACTATTATGGCTTCAGCTGTTGTTTCCGAAAATTTTGAAAGCACTGCTTCTATTTATGATCTTTCAAGATTTTTGGCTACACTGTCGCTGTTTGATGATCCGGATGTAGAGTTTACAAAAGATCGGTTTGTCATTTCTGCTGGTCGCAGTAAGGTAAATTACACATATGCTGCAGAAACTATGATTGTAACTCCTCCAAATAAAGACATTGTTATGCCAGCTTCGGAAGCGACATTTAATCTTAATTGGAAAGATCTCGATTCAGTCATTAAAGCATCTGGCATTTTGCAATTATCTGAAATCGCGTTCATTAGTAATGGAAGCAATATTTCAATCTCTGCCGTTGATTCTAAAAATCCGACTGCAGACACTTATTCTATCGTCGTAGTAGACGGTGAATTCCCAGAATTTAAGATGTTGATCAAAGTTGAAAATCTTAAACTTATGGCCAATGACTATACCATTACGCTATCCTCTAAGGGAATGGCGCATTTGAAATCAAACCGGGCGGAATACTTTGTTGCCCTAGAAGCTAAATAAGAGGAAAACATATGGAACTTACTATCAATGATATTAATTCGGCACTTCAAATCATCGACGTCGTGACTTCTCGAGGAGCTTTCCGTGGAGAAGAACTCACTCAGGTTGGTGCGCTTCGAGATAAATTTGCAGCATGCATTAAAGCTGCTCAAGATGTTCAGGGTGAAGTAGTTGAAGATACTCCTAAGGAGGAACCAGCCGAGTACTGAGCTACCTTGTAATTTGAAGGATTTATTATGATTAGAGATGTGGACGAATTCTTGTGGAGTCAAAAGTATCGGCCTCATACAGTGGCTGATACTATTTTGCCAAGAAGCTTAAAAGACGCTTTTCAACGATTTGTTGATGATGCAAATGTTCCAAACTTGATTCTATCTGGCGGTAGTGGGGTTGGTAAAACAACTGTAGCTCGAGCCATGTTAGATGAACTTAATGCAGACTATATCATCATCAATGGATCTATGAATGGTAATATTGATACTCTTCGTGTCGATATTCAAAACTTTGCTTCTACTGTATCTTTTTCTGGTGGGCGTAAATATGTGATTTTGGACGAAGCCGACTATTTGAACAGCAATTCTACACAGCCGGCTTTGCGCAATTTCATGGAAGAATTTTCAAAAAACTGTGGGTTTATTCTCACCTGCAATTTCATCAATCGTATCATTGAACCTCTCCAGTCTAGATGTTCAGTTATCAATTTTAGTATTGAATCAGCAGATCGGCCGACAATGGCAGCGCAGTTCTTTAAGCGTCTATGTAACATTTTAGATACAGAAAATGTTACATATGACAAGAAAGCTGTAGCCGAACTGATCAATACTCATTTTCCAGATTGGCGAAGAGTTATCAATGAAATTCAACGATACTCAGCGACTGGAAAAATTGACGTTGGAATTCTTAGGAACAGAGGATTAGAAACTGTTGAAAATCTAATCCTCTTATTGAAGAACAAAAAATTCAATGATGTTCGCAAATGGGTTGGCGAAAATTCTGATATTGATTCGGCCACATTGTATCGTATGCTGTATGATATTCTTCCTACAAAACTTACGAATACTTCGTCTATAGCAGATTCCATCATGGTTCTTGCCGAATACGAATATAAAGAAGCCTTTGTAGCTAATCATGAGATAAATAGAATGGCCGCATTAGTAACACTTATGTCAGAACTTAATGATTGGAAATAATAATGCTTGGTATTTTCAAAAAGAAAAAAGAGAAATGCAAGTGCTTTATCTGTTCTCTTCAATATCCAATTAGGGAATGTGTTGAAGTAAAATATAGATACGGTGATGACCAAGGCGAAATTGGTATAGCTTATATGTGTAATACTTGTGCAGCGAAGTATACTAATGAGTAATGTGTGGGACTACACAAATTCTATCCTCACGAATAAAACTAATATGATGCGGAAATCTGAAAATGATAAATTAGCTGAAGATGGGTATAATCCATGGTTAACTAATAACGCATTATCATATCATGAAGATACTGTCCTAATTGCTAATTTCATTAACATGTATTCGCAATTGTCAAAACGCCCTCAATATGAATTTCTTCTGAACGCCGTTAGACCAAAGAAACGACAATTTAAGAAATGGGTCAAACAAGTATCCGATGAGGATCTTAATGCCGTGTGTCTTACATATTCTTGCAATCGCATCTTAGGAAAAGAATACGCTCAATTGCTTACTCTCGATCAACTTAAATCTATCAGAGATTCTAGATTAGTTGGTGGTTCACAAAAAGATAAATAATAAGGAATTTACAATGAGGTGATACAATGAATATTAATGATCTTTTAGAAGTAGAACTACCAACTAATGATTCTTTTTTGAAAATTAAAGAAACGTTAACTCGTATTGGCATAGCATCAAATAAAAACAAAACACTGTATCAATCGTGTCATATTCTGTTTAAACGAAACAAGTACTATATCGTGCATTTCAAAGAACTTTTTATGCTTGATGGTAAAGCAGAATCATTGTCAGATGAAGATCGAGATAGAAGAAATAGGATAGCTAATCTCTTAAAAGATTGGGGGCTTCTTACAATAGTAAAGCCTGTTCAAATTAATCCAGATATTCGCATTAAGGTTTTGTCTTATAAAGAAAAACCAGATTGGAATTTGATTGCTAAATATACAATCGGAAAAAGAAAATAGTTGACATTTTCGCCAAAGCGTGATATAAATAATATTAGGATGCCAATAAGGGTCCTAATATATAAACCTTGCTTTTAGGAGGCAATTATGACAAATCTATATGACCCATTCTCAGTGGGATTTGGCCGCATTTCTAATATGTTAAATGAGATGCAAAAACAGGCTGGCAAAGCAGTCACATATCCACCTTACAATATCAAAAAGCTGAATAATGACCATTATGTTATCGAAATGGCAGTAGCCGGATTCGGTAAACAGGATATTGCTATTACGCTTGAAGAAAACACGCTTAAAATTGATGGCAACGTTAAGCATGATGGTACTGAAAAAGATTATATCTTTAAGGGTATTGCTGATAGAGCTTTCTCTCGAGCATTTACTATTGCTGATACCGTTGAAATTAAGAACGCCGAACTTGTTAATGGAATGTTACGAGTCTGGCTTAATAATCTTATTCCAGAGAAAAAGATTAAGAAGGTAGAAATTACTGAGCCTGCATCAGCTGAAGGCCAATATGGTTACCTTTCTGAATAACTAAATTTTAATAACTGCTTAGGGGCTTTGGCCCCTAAGTTTTACTTC